ATCCTCAGTTAATATTTTAAATTCAAATCCATTGTCCTTACAATAGTTTGTCGCAGATTTAAATTTCGCCATATTTACTGCGTATGTTTGCACCTCATTTAACCATTTTCTAGTCCTCTTTTTAGGAGTTTTTGGAGGCGACTTTAATTGTCCTTTTGGTTTAACTTCTATTATAAATTTTTTTACTGCTCCTGATCTTTGTCTAACCTTCATATAAAAATCAGGAAAATATCGGTGGATTTTTTGATCTAAAGGTGAGACGTAAGGTATTGCAATTTCTTCACTTCCCCACTCCACAACTTTTTGATTTCTGTCGCAATAATCCATAAGACGCCTCTCCCATAAAGAACGATAAAATATCTTTAAAGGATTGCCTTTATATTTGTCTCTATTGACAGGTATGTATCTTCCACTATAAGTCATTTAAGCTCTACTTTAACATATAAATAGTATAATAGTCAAGGATTATTTATAGATGAGTATAATAAAAGGTATAAAAACACAAGCAGTCACCGCCGCAACGTCATATGGTCTTAAAAAAGTTAGTGGTATTCTAAGAAATACACTAGGTTTAAAAGACAAGGACAGACAAGGTGGACCTCTACCTAAATCCTCTGCTAACTTTAATAAACCAACTAACATATTCTCTTTTCCTTTAGATGTAACAGGTGGACCTGGTTTAGGAAATCAAGGACACTATGTTATGTTCTTTATTAACGAACAACAAGACGCAGAATTACAATTTGGTGAAAGAAAAGATGGTCAGACTTCTGTTATGGAGTCTATGGGTCAAACTAATATTCCCAAGTACATTACAAAAATGGTTGGCGATACCCCTGTAAAAGAAAGTAATGTAAATGGTTATCAAAAAAATATACATGCTGACTATGGTGGAGCTAACACACCACAAGTAAAGGAACAATACAGAGGTAAAGGATCTACAACATATTTAAAAAGAGCACCGACAGTAAGATTAGATACTGCGATTGCTTTATACATGCCACCGACAGTAACTTTTTCATCTATTGCAAACTATCAAGATACAGAAATAGGTTCAGGTGCAGCGATAGGTGCTGACATATATGGACAAATACAATCTGGTGCAAAAGCAGAAGACATCATATCTGGTTCAATGACTAGACTTGGTGAAGGTCTAAGTGAAGGTATGGCAAAAGCTGCAGCTGGAGCAGTAGGAGTTATACCAGGTATGGCAGGTAGTAGAGAAGCATACGAAGCAGGTATAGGACAAGTTATTACAGACAGAATGGAGTTAGCATTTAAGAGTATTAACAAAAGAAAATTCCAATTTCAATTTAAATTTATTCCTAAGAATAAAAAAGAAGCAGATGAAGTAAGAAAAATTATATTTGCGTTTAGAGCAAACATGGCACCAGAGTTTGTAGGTGGAAACAGAGCAGGTAGAAAAATGAGAGTGCCAAATACTTTTGATATTTCTTATATGTACAATGGTAATGAAAATGATTACTTACAAAAAATATCAACATGTGTATTAGAAAACATGGACGTAACTTATGGTGGTGATAGATATAGAACATTTACACCAAACGCCGAAGGTGCTCCACCTGTAGAAACATCAGTTACATTAAACTTCGGTGAAATGGAATTAATTACAAGAGAAAGAGTATTTGAGGGTTTCTAATATGTCGTATTTTAAAAATTTTCCAACAATACCTTATGATAGTGCAGGTGATGGCAAACTAAAAGATGTCACTAACTTATTGAGAAGAGTAGTAGTAAGAGCAAAAGTAAAAGAAAACGTAACAGTTTTTGATACTTATGATGTTCATGATGGTGAGACACCAGAAATGATAGCACACAAATTATATGGTGATGTAAATAGACATTGGGTTATTCTTTTATTTAATAATGTAAAAGATAGATATCATGATTGGCCTATGTCACAAACACAATTTAATCAATACATGACTGACAAATATGGTACAGATCAAGGTGGTATTCATCATTATGAAATAGATGATGATTCAGGCGATAGAGAAACTAAAATAGATATTGGTACATCTAATAGTTTATATCCGTCAGCAACAGCAATCACAAACTTAGAATACGAACAAGCATTACAAGACAAAAAAAGAAAAATAAGATTATTAGATCCTAGATTTGTTGATGATTTTGTCAGAGAGTTTAACGCAAAGATTAAAGAAACGGTAATTTAAAATGGATCAGGTGCAGACAGCAGGTGAGTTTTCTGTAGAAACTTGCGAATTAATATCATCAAAAGGAATCACATTAGATATATCAAGTTTACTTTTAGAGATAAACTTATTTGAAGATATCTATTCATCAGCAGTACAAGGTTCAATTGTTTGTGTAGATTCTAATAGTGTCATATCTAAAACTCAAATCATAGGACAAGATTATATAAGATTAAAACTTAAAACACCAGGTTTTGATGATGATAGCGAAAAGACAATTGACTATTCTGAAAATGTATTATCAGTATATAAAGTTGGTAAACGTTTTGACATATCTGAAAACGCAGAAGTATTTGAATTATCTGTAATATCTTCTGAGGCAATAACTAATCAAAGAAAAAGAGTATCAAAAAGTGTGGTTGGCACTACTACTGAAATATTTGAAAAGTTAATGAAAGAAACTATTAACACTAAGAAAAAAATATATGTAGAAGACTCTTCAGGTATTAGAAAATATGTGATACCTAATCAACATCCTTTCTCATTCTTCAAACAATTATTAGATGACTCTGTATCGCAAGTAGATTTAAGTCCTTTATATTTGTTCTTTGAAAATACTAAAGGATATCATTTTAGAACATTACAAAGTTTATATGCAGAAGAAACTAAAGGTGAGTTTAATTTAGGAACACCAGGCGAATTAGAAGATAGGGGATCTAAAGTAAAAGATGTAGAGAAAGAATATCGTACAGTTTTAGCAGATGAAATGAAAGATAGTGGTGACATGTTAAAGAATATTGTAAGTGGTTTACTTGCAAGTAAATTAAGAGAGATAGATTTTTTTAGTAAAACAATTACTGAAAAAGATTTTAATTACTTTGATGAGTTTAAAAAATTTAATAGAATAAATGATGAAGAAAAAGAATTAGATAATCCTGCTTATGTGGATACACCAATAGATGATGAAGGTAATAATATTGCTGAGTTTCCAAACTCTAGAATACATTTAAGTGTAACTTCTAAAGATGTAGAAACAGGTGGTGATGCTCAACACTACAATGAAACAACTGAGTCATACTCTTATGCACCCAATAATCATAAAGAGACTTTTCAATATAAAGTATCCAAGATGATAGAGTTAGCAAATACTTTAAATAGAAACATGAAGTTGAATGGTAATACTGCTATGGCATGTGGACAAACTATTCAATTTATTAAACCTGACATTTTAAATAAAGAAGGTGGAATGATTGATGAACACGAGTCAGGTAAATACTTAATTACAGCATTGAGACATATATTTAATATAGTAACAAATAAACATGAGGTATATGTATCGTGTGCAAAAGACTCTCATCCACTAAAAAAAGAAAATGAAGCGTCATTAATTGAACCTAAATCTACAAACGGATCTGTAATACATCTATCAAGATAAAAAGAAAATGTTTAGTTGGCCAGAAAAAATAGTAGGTTACCTTTTACTAGGCTATATCTGTTATGTTATAGTCTGTATGATATTAGGTACTTTTGATATTATATAAAAAAAAGGGCGCCGAAGCGCCCTCTTCTATATTTTAATACTAATTAATATTAGTATGTGTATGCGACTTGTTTGCCGAATACTTTGTTGATACCTGCAGCGATAATCGCTTTTGAAGGTGTACCAACTCTATATGAAACGCCTTTATTAGATCTATTTTCATAAATCATCATACCTTCGTTTCTCAATTTTCCTACCATTGCAGCAGGAGATTTAAGGTCAAACGTGTTTCTTAGAGTTTTCCAAGTAACGTCATTTCCTTTTGCGAAAAGATTTCTAATTTTCGCTGTTTTGCTAAGTTTAGTTCTAGCCATGATATAAGACTCCTTGTCTAATATTAAAAAGTTAAACATTTGTATAACCTTCTGTTAGTTTATAGTGTTCACTATAACACGTGCAACACGAATTGTCAAGGGTTAATTTTCCTAACTATTCGCAAGTTTTTCAAAGTAAGTCATTGTGTCATCCTCTTTTGGAGGCACAATATCTTGTGGGGTAGTAGATTCTACTGATTCTACTGATTCCTCTTTGATTTTTTCTTGTACGTTGCCCACTTTTGTGGTACCAGAAAGAACAATGTCCATTCTCTTTTGTAGTTCTTCATAAGATTTAAAGTTAGACGGATCGGTAAACTCTTTGAGAGAGTATTGTTTGTTCCACAATTCCTCAAGCAATGCATCATCACCATTCAGAAGTGGACTTGGAGATTCAAACTCGGACTTATCGTGCCAGGGTCGTAATAGCCATCGCATTTCTACCC